ACCGGAAATATACAACCGGGGGGGGTTATGCACAGCTGTTGATAAATGGGGGTATAGAGTAATAGGTAATAATAAGTAAATTTGGAGAGTTTAAACTTTTTAGGTATATTTAATTGTACCCTGACATAAAACCAAAGTCTATGATACACACTTGTAACATCCATTGCCACACGATAGATATAGAGAAAGCTGATCTAATGGGTATACCTGATAAAGGTAAGTGGCTGTCTTTTGCTTTTCATATAGATGTAGTTATTGCCTGTAAGCTCACCACGGATGACGAGGAAGAGATGGTGTATAATTGTACGACTATATTTACCGACCATGGGGATACTTATGTTATTGATACTCCCTATGAAGAATTCCTAACTATGTTTCAACTTTATCACGCGGGTCCGTCTGATACGGACGCGGGGGATATTAGTCTTTAATAATTAAAACCAAAGAACAATGAGCACAGAAAATTTAGAACAAGAAGAACAAAAGGCCCCAAGCAAAGAAGAGGTCATTAACTTCTTCCAAGAACAAATTGAGGTTAAGAGAGTACAGCTTGAGCTTCAGGAACTAAACACCGCTTTAGCTGTGGGTAGAGCTGAGGAACTTAAGGCTCTTTCATTCATAGCCCAAATTACAGCTCCTCCAAAAGAAGAGGAAGAAGACGAGGAACCAAAAACTTCTAGAAGTCTTAAAAAAGAAAAATAAATGAATACGCTCTATAAGCTCAGAGATTACAAGGAAACAGTTGTCTTTGAACGGGAGCATCCCAAAGAACTACGCTGGGATGAGAAGTATAAACTTTTCATGCTCCAAGAAAATAAAGAATGTCAAGGTATATGGTTCCGAGATAAGAAGGGACTTATGGCAGAAGCTATTATGACTTGGAGTTCAGACAACGTAGCTCATATAGATAGTTTTACCGTACTACCGGCACACCGAGGAAAAGGTTTGGGATATGAACTTGTCTCTACCGTCTTAGAGTGGGCAAAGGATATGAAGTACGAACATCTTATAGGAGAAGCAAGAAAGGGAGCATCCTGGCACATCTTTGAAAATCTGGGAGCAGAACCTATATTACTCTACAAAAACTGGGGTAAGACAGGGGAAGATTATATGAGCTTTAAAATAGATTTATAATGGCAATAGTTAATCAGGTAGATAAAAGAGTAAGAATGAATACTTGGCAGGTTGTCAAGTATCAGATTCTTACGCACTGCTATCTGTATGATATACCTGTAAGTGAGGCAGACTTAAACTGCCTCACACTACTTGCTATAGAAGGAGACCAAGAGTTAACAAGTTTTTGTAATAAAGCTTTTGATAAAAAGATATTTTCCTCAACCCAGTCTGTGCGTAATTGTTTGACCAAGGCTGAGAAAAAGAATCTGATAAAAAAGGAAGGAAAGAATAAGAAGAAAATTTATATTAATCCTGAAATGAAGGTTAGCTCTTCTGGAAATATATTACTGGATTATAAATTCTTATGCGTTGCGTCCTAAAAAATCAAAAGAGTTTATACCAGAAGTAGCCAAGGAAACAAATCTTTCAAAAGAAGCCACCGAAGCTATTATCTCCTACTACTGGCAAGAAGTAAGAAAAAGTCTGAGTAGTCTCAAACACTCAAGAGTACATTTAACAAATCTTGGTGACTTTACAATTAAACATTGGAAGTTAGATGACAAGATAGAAATGCTTGAAAAGTTTGAAGAGAACAACAGACAAAAAGGTTTACAGCAGATGACAGCTCGTTATAAAACAGCAGAGACTCTCTACGATCTTAGGAATCTAAAGAAGATCATGGAAGAAGAAAACCAAAGAGCTGAATTTATTAAAATGCACAAAAGAACAGCATATGAGTCTACGAGACAACGTGATCAGAATATGGAAGAGCAAGAACCAGATACTGGAGGGGATCACTAATTCTGTATTTAAGAAAGAAGATGTTGAAGCCATTGCAGAAGAAAGAATGAAGATATGTTTCTTTTGTGATCTTTATACAGAGAATGATAAAGGATGTATGGTACCTGGCACTACTCCATGTTGCAATCAAGAACTTGGTGGATGCGGATGCTCTTTAAAATTTAAAACCAGATCACTTAGTTCAGAATGTCCAAAGGGTCATTGGAAAGCAGAGATGGATCAGAGCGAAGAGGATATGTTAAACAGTAAACTAGGTATATGATAATTACATTCACCCCACAACATCACAAGTACAGTAGTGTAGAACCCGATGGTATTAATTGGTTAAGTGTAACCTCTTTTATATCCAACTTCAAACAACCTTTTGAAGCAGATATTATAGCAGAGAAATCAAGTAAGAGCAAGAAGAGCAAATGGTATGGTATGACTCCTGAAGAAATAAAGGATGCATGGAAATCAGAAGCTAATCGTGCAACAACTCTTGGAACCTGGTATCATAACTGTAGAGAAAGAGACATATGTGAAGTAGAGACTATGGAGAGACATGGTACTGTTATACCTGTGTATAAACCAATAGAAAGAGAAGGAATAAAATATTCTCCAAACCAAAAGCTTTCTAATGGTGTGTATCCAGAACATATGGTTTATCTAAAGTCAGCTGGTATATGTGGTCAGTCAGATTTGGTAGAAGTAGTAAACGGAGAAGTACACATTACTGATTATAAGACAAACAAAGAAATTAAAGTAGAAGGATATACAAACTGGGAAGGCATTACTCAAAAGATGACCGCACCAGTTACTCACCTTGATGATTGTAATCTTAATCACTATGCATTACAGTTAAGTCTTTACATGTTTATTATACTGAAGCACAACCCAAAGTTAAAGTTTGGAAGTCTAACAATTCATCATATTATGTTTGAAGAAGTAGACAAAGATAAGTTTGGTAATCCAATCACTGCTCTTGATACAAATGGTGATCCAATAGTAAAAGATATTGTGCAGTATGACCTTCCTTATTTAAAGCAAGAAGTTATTTCTTGTTTGCATTGGTTAGAAGATAACCGTCATAAACTAAAGACAAAGAGTTAATGATTTTAAATCATAACATAGATAATCTGAAATGTCTTGTAAGGCAATCATACTTTACAAAAGATCCGAGTGATCATGATATATTTCATTCTGCTTATTTATTTGGGGTACAATCAATCTCTGGAAAGATACTTACCTTTCACTTGATGACAGACTATGGTATGTTAAGATCAAGAGTACCTATTAGTGAAATATATTTACATAAACCTGTTTCAGATGTACCTTTTCATTTTAAACAACTATGGGATTGTTTTAGTGAGAACGTATCAGTTATTACTTATGACTATTTATACGAGAAGAAGTGCCAAGTAGTTTTAAGAGATGGTTCTAAAATATGGGCTACCTATTTATTTACAGTAGACTGGTACAAGAACTCATACTCAGATGAACCAAGTGATTATAAGTGTGGGCATATACTTGTAGCAGATGATGGTTATTTATTATGCCAACCTAACAATAGAATCTTTTGGAAAGACTCTAACTGGATAACAAAATCTTTTCCAATTGAACCAAAAGAAATAAAAGTTGATACAGAACTAAAGAGTGTAGAAACAGTATCTGATAAATGGGTGAGTGAAGATACAGACTCTTATTATTACAATATAAAGACAAACGATGATTAGACTATTTGATATACAAAACGGACAAGTAACTGCAAGTGAACACTGTTTTACTTTGAAGTTTTTGCATGATATCATGATCGGATATCCTACCGAATATTTACAGATATATGCGTATCTGTTTTATATGACTTGTCCTAATCCAGATTTAAACCCATTCTTTGATGTACCAGAAACAGAAAAAGAAGAAATTATACTTCAGGAGGTTGGTGCTGAGTTTTCAACTGATGAAGATCTTATTGTCAATGGGCTTACGATGTGTCGTAAACTTTATGAAACACCAACGTACCGAGCATATGCGGGAATTAAAAGTATGCTTGACCGTCTTGCTAAATATATGGAGACCACAGAGATTGAGCATGGTAGAGATGGTAACATTACGGCACTTGTTAACGCAGCATCAAAGTTTGAAGCTATACGTCAGAGTTTCAAAGGAACTCTCAGAGATCTTGAGGAAGAACAGCAAAGTCAAGTACGTGGTGGCCAGAACTTAGCATATGATCAATAATGTAGGGTGGCGAAATTGGCAGACGCACCTCCCAGTCTCGGAGGCGGGAGCGGGGAGTCCCTGCTCATTTGGAGGTTCAAATCCTCCCCCTACAGCTTAAATAATTATCGCGGGGTGGTGTAACGGTAGCACATTGGGCTCATAACCCAGAAATCCTAGTTCGACTCTAGGCCCCGCAACTATAGCCCCGTTGGTGAAATTGGTAGACACGCCAGACTTAGGATCTGGTGCCGCAAGGTATAAGAGTTCGAGTCTCTTATGGGGCACTAAAAAAAATAAACTATGAAAGAAGAAATTACAAATGGCTATTTACACGACTGGGTATTTCATTACAATCCGTTTGCAGATGTATGGAGTGCCATACCTAGAGACTTATACGTAAACTATTGGAATGGTTATGAGGGTAATAATATTCTTAGAGCTAAACATTTAAACGTTCTAATAGATCTTTTGCATAAATCAAAAGGTGACGTAGAAATGATACATGAAATAACAAGAAGCAGTGACCTTATCTAATATTTATATAGAAGTACCAACTTATCAAAATGGTCAATGGGATCTAACTACTTTCTATAGCAGAGAGGAGTTTAGAGACTTTGTTCTTTCTTTATTTAAAGAACCTGGTCAATATGATTTTGACGAAACTTCTTTAATATTTAATGCTGAAGCTAAAAAGTTTCAGCAACAAGGTTTCTATTGCCCAGCTCCTATAAAGACAAAAGACTTTATAAACTATTGGAATGAGCAAAAGAAAAGATGCAGAAGTGGTATAATAGTAAAAAGTGTCGTGAATAATGTCACGAAAACTTGGTATTTGTCGCGAGACTACTATATGTGGTTAAACTTCTTGCCTATTTATGACAAAGAAGAAAAGAGGTTTGACTTTGCTAAGGTAAGAGATGCTCAGTATCACATGGCTCTTTATGAACAGTTAGCTGAGCTACACTATAGACACTCTGCTATTTTAAAGAAACGTCAGATTGCTTCCTCTTATTTTCATGCAGCTAAGCTAATTAACATGTGGGTCTTTGAAGAAGGTGCTGTTCTTAAAATGGGAGCGAGTCTAAAAGATTATATATCTGAGAAAGGTACTTGGCGTATGCTTACAGAGTATCGTACATTTCTTAATGAACATACTGCTTGGTATAGACCAAGTGATCCTGATAAAGTATTTTCTTGGCAGCAGCGTATCAAAGTAAGAATAAATGGAAGAGATACTTATAAAGGAAATAGATCTATTCTTACAGGTACCTCTTTTGAAAAAGATCCAACAAATGGTGTAGGTGGTCCTTGTACTTATTTCTTTCATGAGGAAGGAGGGATTGCTCCAAAGATGGATCTTACTTATGAGTATATGAGACCTGCTATGCAGAGTGGTATGATTACAACAGGTATGTTTATAGCTGCTGGTTCAGTGGGTGATCTTGATGCTTGTGAACCACTTAAGCTTATGGTACTTCAACCAGAAGCTAATGATATTTATGCAGTACCATCTGATCTAATAGATAAAGAAGGAACTATAGGAAAGACA